TCAGAAATTACTTACGATTTGAATATGACGAAGTCGGCTGGAGCGCGTTTACCGCTCCAGAAGCGTAAGTTGTTTGAAGATTTGTCTAGACAACAAGTTGGGAACTTAGCTTTAGAGTGTGAACTACACTACCGGAAAAGTCAATCTGAGTTCGTCCCTCCGTTGTGGCAAGTGAACATCAAAGATGAGCTGCGAGGACAAGATAGGGTACATGCGGGTAAAACGCGCACTTTCATGTCTTGCCCTGTAGAGACTATGATGGGCACATATCGAGCTTGTGCTTCTTTTAATAGAGCTTTCGTAGACCAGTGCCTCTCTTTTGGATCTACAATTGGGATAGATAAATTTTCGGGTGGTTGGGACGATTTAGCCCATTATCTTGGTACAGAAGGTATGGTCTACTTTAGTGGTGATGGCAAGCGTTTCGATTCATCAGTTAGTCCTCCTTTCCACAAGTTTAATGCTTATCTACGCAAACTATCGTTGCCAGATTCTTTACACACGGTCATTGATAATCTTTACCGAGAAACGGTGTTTACTCCTTTAGTGATTTTGGGAGGGTCGGTAGTGTTGAAGAAAACATCCAATCCCTCGGGTGGGCCAAATACCCCATACGATAACACAATCGCATTGAACGCTGTTACGGTGTACGCTTTGTCACGACAATTTCCCTTAGAAGATTTAATGGGATACTTACAATTCGGTCACATTCGTTTCGTTAACAATGGGGACGACTTCTTGATGTCGATGTCTGAACGATTGGTGGAAACTTTTTCTTTCGAGGTTTTCGAAACGGATTTCAAGCGATTGGGATTTCACTACACCTTCACCATTCCTACGAAGAAGTTGACCGAGGTCGTGTATCTGTCTCACAGATTCCACTTGATTTCTTCTGGAAATTCTATGCGGTATTTCCCCGTTCTATCACCGCATCGAATAGTCGCGACAGTATTGTTTTGTCGAAAGGAAGATGCCGTTTCGACATACGCTCGTTATTCGGCAGCTGCACTCCATGCTATTTTCTTCCCGAGGCTCTACAAAGTGATTGAGCGCATGATGTTGGATCTTCGTCAACAAGTTGGTTGTTCACAACCCACTGTCGACTTAGCTTTCTCTCGGAAATTCGCGTTTCGAACTCCTGGTGAGGTCTTCTCTTTATATTGCACCACACGATGGGGGCTCCAGGATAAGTTTAATCCCCTATTTGTGTTTTCTTCAAGCTGTCGAAGCCACGACAACTGCGTATACGCAGAAGATTCTTCTACCGTAGACCAGTACGGTACGTGTTCCCAACTAGTTGGTTGTATAAGACCTTGCGATCAGGAGACGGGGATATGGCTACAAATCTGTCATCGAGTCAACAGGGCATCTACGGCGCTCAACAGGGTTCCTCACAGACCCCTGCTGGTTCAACTGTGACCTTCCAGGCACCTACTGACCCCGTTGTAGAGCCTCACAATGGTAAGGGTCAGTCTGGGTTGGATTTAGTTCCTCCCGCTACTAAATCTCTTTCCTCTAAAGCCATACCTGTCACTTCCTTTGATTCCACATTGAACTCTATTTTTTCCGCGTCTACATCCATAGCTATTGGCGAGCGTTTCGTAGTAGCCATTGCTACTCATGAGGAAGTGATGGAGACGATAGCATCACTCAGAGATCTTTTCGAAGTTACCGACCAGTCACAAGCGTCCGCTTTGCTAGGTGAACTACTCGTAATCTTTGGTGACAATTCTACTAGTCCTCAAACACCTTATCGTTTCTTGTATTCTTTCAACGGGCGTACTTTTGCCATGTCGAAAATCATCTCATGTTTTCGACCGGATCCTCGCCGTTTTTGGCGAACTCTAGCTGACGTAACCCGTTCTTTTCTACGTCAGCACCCTGAGGTCACGTTCAAGTGGGCTGACCTCCACGGGTTCCCGCCAACCTTTCGAGAGTTTGGTTTCGACACCGCCGATTTCTGTTCAGACATACCAGCGGATGCGCGCAAGGCCATACAAGCTGCGAAGGACGCGGCGCTCAACCGCAGTACTTACAACTTGATGCGAGCTGATCTTAAAGCTGTGGGTTCAGGAGCCGGCACTATAGTCGAACAACAGGCCGGTTCTGTTTTTAACAAGCGCCGCGTTGGATGACCGGTGGTGCACGAACCAAAACTCTCTCTTAATATCTTCTTCACTCATGTCACATTTGTGGCACTCATTTCTCGGTTTTTATTACTTTCTCCCATGATATATTTTTTATTCTCTTATGTTCTAAAACAAGTAATCCACCCTCTTTCCTCTTCTTGGGATGCTCTCTTTGTGAGACTCTTACAGTCC